AGTATTGGGGCATTATGGATGCGGAGTATGCGAGAGAAGTAGGAATTGAACTTCCCGACTCAGTAGACGATTTAGATGAAGTACAAATTAATGCTTGGATAACTGGAGATAAGCTGTTAAGAGCGGTTGTTAATCCTTTTGCACCTTATCGTATTCCGTACCACGCTTTTCCTTACGAAAGAAATCCTTATAACTTCTTTGGTATTGGCGTAGCAGAAAATATGGACGACAGTCAGCAAGTAATGAATGGACATGCAAGGATGGCCGTAGACAATCTAGCCCTATCAGGCTCTGTTGTTTTTGATATTGATGAGTCTGCCCTTGTAGGTGGACAATCTATGGAAATATATCCGGGAAAGATATTCCGAAGACAAGCAGGAATGCCCGGACAGGCTATACACGGGTTAAAATTTCCAAATACTTCCAATGAAAATATGATGATGTTTGATAAGTTTAGGCAGCTTGCAGACGAACAAACAGGAATACCTAGTTTTAGTCACGGACAAACAGGTGTTCAAAGCATGACCCGAACAGCGTCAGGTATGTCGATGTTGATGGGAGCAGCAAGTTTAAATATTAAAACGGTTGTTAAAAATCTTGATGATTTCTTATTGAAACCGTTGGGGGAATCTTACTTTCAATGGAATATGCAATTCTTTGAAGGTGATATGGATGTTAAAGGTGATTTAGAAATTAGAGCATCTGGAACAAATAGCTTGATGCAAAAAGAAGTACGAAGTCAACGATTGACTATGTTCTTACAAACCGCACAAAGTCCTGCTATTGCTCCGTTTGTTAAAATTTCTAAACTTATAAGTGAATTGGCCTACAGCTTAGACTTAGATCCCGATGAAATACTCAACGATCCTGAAGAAGCAGCTATCATGGCTCAAATAATAGGTATGCAAAATGCTGGACAAAATACAGGCGAGGAAGCTCAACCTTCTAGTCAACAACCCGAAGCAATGGGAGCCTCTGGAGCAGCACCTCAAGCACCTCAAGACCTTGGAGTTACAGGTACTGGCGGTGGCAACATCGGAACTGGAAATGTACCGCAGTCAGGGGAGAGTGAGTTCTCTGGAACGGTTGCTGCAGCTCCCCCAATCGGTTAAACAAATAATTAAAGAGACTAACTAATGGGTAAAAATAAAAGAAATGGCTCGATGCGGGAACAAATGGAAGGGATAGCAATAGCTATTGCACCTATGACGATTGGAAAAAAACGAGATAAAAAAATGAAAGGCGGTAAGCCTGCAAAAACTTCTTATACTTATAGTGAAGGCGGCAGAGCTACTTATGCCGAAGGGGGCATGACCAAAAATCAAAAACTAAAGGCTGCCGCTGATGTTGCTACCGAAAGAAAAAAAGAAAGAGAAAAACCAAGTAATAGCTTAAACAATGAAGAATATCTTGCATATGTTGAGGAAGCTCAAGAAGCAAAGCTTGCTGAAATTGAGCAAGCACGCCAAGAAGCAGAGCGCATAGCAGAAAATAAGCGAAAAGAAGGCGAGCTTAAATTGACACAAGAACAAATTGCACGAGATAAATATACACAAGATTTTTATAATCAGCAGTATAAACTAGCTGTTAATAGCTTTGCTCGTAGGAAAGCTTCTGGTGATACTGAAATGGGGTTTCGCGATAGGATAAGTGATCTGATTACCGACAGGGCTTATGAAAAAGGGGATAGAAGTCCTGATGATGCAATTAGAAATGCCCGAATGGATGTTTTAGGATTTAATGAAGGCGGCGAAATAGATTCTCAAATGGCTATGGCAATGCCTATGCCAATGGAAGAAACAGAAACTCCAATGTCTGAAGAACAACCACTGATGCCTGATATAGAAATGGAAGACGAGTACTTAGACTTTGTAATCTCTCAGTCTCTAAATCCAGAAGAAGAGGCAGTGTTAATGAGTAAATTAGAAGCTGATCCAGAATTAAGCGTTATGTTTGATAAGCTTATGGATACAGCTACAGAATTTTCAGGATCTGGTCCCGTTGAAGGACCCGGTTCAGAAGTATCCGATTCGATACCCGCAAGGTTGTCGGATGGTGAGTTTGTTTTTACAGCAAAAGCAACAGAGTACATAGGCGCAGACAGATTACAAAGTATGATGGAAGAAGCCCAAACTGCCGCTGATGCTGAAAGACAAGAAGTTGCCCTCGGTGGGGTAATGACTGAAAAACCGCAAGCAAGCCTGTTAGGTGCGCTTCCAGATGAAAATATCAATGATGATGATATCAGAAAAGATATGAGGTCTGTTAACCCCCGATTGCAATAAACGATAGAGCTACCTTATTACTTAAGCCCTTTATCACAACATAAACCGAAAGGCTACCTTTACAAAAACAAACCCTGCACTGTCGACATTTGCAGCTACTTTGTTTAGAAAGCCCTGAGTAGGAGTATAGAAGATGGCACAATCTCAAGAAAAAAGCGCAAATCCTTATAACGCGAAAAAAGAATGGCACACACAAAAAGAGACGAAATTCGAATCTGCTGACGGTGTTTTTTTTCAAAAGCCTCAAGAAGTATTAGAGGAAGATGAACCTAAGCAAACTAAGAAGGAAGCTTCTAAGGATAAACCTTATAAGAAGCCTGATTATAAAAAAAGATACGATGATCTAAAAGCACATTATGACTCTAAGCTTACTGAGTTTAAATCGAGAGAACAGGAATTACTAGAGGAAGCTGCTCAAAACAGACCTCAATATGTAGCTCCTAAGTCTCCAGAGGACTTGGAAAGGTTTAGATCACAATATCCTGATGTTTATGAAGTGGTTGAAACTGTTGCACACATGCAAAGCTCTGAACGGACTAAAAGCCTAGAAGAGAAACTTGCAATTTTAGAAGAGCGTGAAATAAGTTTAATTACTAAACAAGCAGAAGACAGACTGTTACAGAACCATCCTGATTTTGAAGAACTTAAAAACAGTGATGAGTTTCATGATTGGGCGAAAGCACAACCACAGTCTATCCAAAATTGGATATATAATAATGCTAATGATGGCGATCTCGCTAGTCGTGCGCTAGATTTATTTAAACGTGATATGGGTGTTGCTTCTTCAAGAGCTACACGGCCATCTTCAACTAAGTCCAAAAAATCTGCTGCTGATATGGTTTCAACCAAAACAACTGCGGTTGAGCCTAAGCAAGATAAAATTTGGACTGAAAGGGAAATTACTAAAATGTCTATGGATGAGTTTGATCGGTTTGAAGATGAAATCGGAAAAGCAATTCACGAAGGCAGGATAGTAAAATAATAATTAACTTTTAATTTTGATATATATAATGGAGAGTAACTATGGCTTATAACGCCTCAGATCAGTTCTTTGAACCCGGTACTGATACAAATGCAAACTTTGCAAACTCCGTCAGTGGTCAAACTAATTCGTTTTTTCTTCCCGCAGTCTACTCTAAAAAGGTTCTTAACTTTTTCAGAAAGGCTTCGGTTATAGAAGCGATCACCAACACAGATTACGCTGGTGAGATTGCCGCTTTCGGAGATTCCGTAAAGATTATAAAAGAACCTGAAATCACTGTGTACACATACGAACGTGGAGCAGATGTTACAGCAACTAAATTAACAGATCAAGAGCTAACTCTTGTAGTTGATACAGCTAACGCTTTTAAATTCATCGTTGATGATATTGAAACTTCAATGTCTCACGTTAACTTTAAAGAAGTAGCTAGTTCATCTGCAGCATACGCCCTTCGAGATGCTTATGATGAAGGTGTAATTGCTACTATGTTCGCAGGTGTTTCTGCTTCCAGTCCTAACCATATTCTTGGTTCGGACAACGCTACTGATTTAGCAGCGGGCACATTTGATGGAACTGGTAATCTTGACATAGGTTTTGGATCATCTGAACATGATCCTATTGATGTACTGTCGCACATGTCTCGTCTACTTGACGAGCAGAATATTCCTGAAGAAGGTCGTTGGTTCTTAGCCTCGCCTGACTTCTACGAAGTTCTTGCAAGCTCTGCATCTAAACTTCTGTCTGTTGATTACAATGCAGGTTCAGGCTCAATCCGAAATGGTCTAGTATCTTCTGGTAAGCTGCGTGGATTTGAAATGTACAAATCAAACAACATTGCTGCTGCATCTAATGCTGCAGGCAAATGTTTGGCGGGTCACATGTCTTCTACTGCAACAGCACAGACGATTACAAGTACTGAAGTATTGCGCGATCCTGATTCGTTTGGCGACATTGTACGAGGACTCCATGTTTATGGATCCAAAGTACTTCGTGCTGACGCGTTAGTATCTGCTTTCTACGGTATTGACTAAATAAGTAAGGGGGGTGTAAAAGCCCCTCTTTCTTTTTTTATAAGACTTTTAAAAATTAAAAAGAGGTAAGAATCATGGCAGCAGTCAACATTAGAGACTCTGGTCGAAATACTGCTCGTACTGTAGATGTACGAGATATTGCAGATCGAGTCGAAGAAACCAACCCCGGACAACAAGTAATAGAAGCAGACGTTACCGTAACCACTGCTACTATTGCTGTTACAGACGATACAAATACTGATGTTAGCTTTGTACAACCTGCGGGAACTATTATTCGTAACTTAATTGCTATTCCAGCAGGTAATATTGTAACTGGCGGATCAAGCGGCAATGACGTAGACTTTAGTTTAGGAACAGCCGCAGGTGGTGGACAAATCATCGCTACTGAAGCTATCCTTGACGATGGTGGATCAGCCGTAACTTGGGCAGCTAAAACACCTTTGTATCTTATTAAAGATTCACATGGGCACGCAGCTAATCAATTTGTGAGTACTTCAGTAACAGCAGGTGTAGTAGGCGGTCCAGCAACTTCAGAAGCTATTGTTATTGCATCAACTTTGTATAGTGCAGCAGCAAGAACTTTACACGCTAGGCTTACTCCCATCGGTGCTGATCTAGCTACAGCCGCTACTACGGTTAAGTATATTGTACAGTTTGAACAACTAGACTAGACGTATGCCACAACTTGGTAGTGATAAAAATCCTATAGTCCTAAATGGCTCTAGTAAGCCTAAAAGCACTAGAGTCTTAGGACTGTTAGGTACTTCGTATTCTGGTAAAGCTAAACAGAAGTATGTTAGTAATTATGATAACATATTCAGTAAAAAGAAAAAGGATGCTTAATGGCTACTACATATTTAACACTTACTAACGAAGTTCTTAGAGAGTTGAATGAAGTTCAATTAACATCAGCAAACTTTTCGGACGCTGTAGGAATACAGGCGTTTATAAAAGAGTCTATTAATAGATCTTTAAATGACATTGCTAATGCAGAACCTCAATTACCTTTTTTTGCTGTTGCAACTAGCGGAGATACTGATCCTTTCTATGGAAATGTTAATGTATCTACTACAGCAGGAACACGCTGGTACGTTCTTAAATCAGGAAGCTCTAGTATTACTACAGATTATTCGTGTGTAGATTGGGATGATTTTTATCTTACTACTATAGGTGTCTCAGGAGAAGCTGCTCCTTTTGTATCTAAAGGTTTGCGGTTTATTACTCTTACAGATTGGAAAAGATATATTAGAGATTCTGAAAATGCAGATGATGCAGATACTCAGAACTACGGAGAACCTTCTTATGTAATCCGAAGTCCTGATAACCGCAAGTTTGGATTAAGTCCTATTCCTGATAAAGCATATAAAGTTTATTTTTATGCGTTTAGTGCGCCTACAGAACTTGTTTCACACGGGGATGCTATTATACTGCCCGATCAATATGCTTCTGTTATTACAGCACGCACACGTTACTATGTTCATCAGTTTAAAGAAAGCTTGCAACAAGCGGTTTTTGCATTGGATGATTATAAGCAGGGGATGAAAAGAATGAAATCTAATCTCATTAATCCTCAGCCTAAAAATATGACAGACGATAGGATTTCTTTCTAGTGGCTGCGTCGCAACCTTTTTCAGTTGCGTTACAGGGCGGTTTAAATATATCTAGTAATTCGCTAGAGCTTTTGCAAACCCCCGGAATTGCAACTAAGTTAAAAAACTTTGAAGTCTCTACAAGGGGAGGCTATAGACGTATTAATGGCTTTAATCTTTTTGGAGATGGCACAAGACCTAACAGTGCTAATGACATAGAAGGGCTACAGGTTTATGCTGATGGAGTAATAGCTGCAGCAGGAACAAATATATACTTTAGTCAAGATGGCGATAGTTGGTTGCAGATTAACAAAGCTAGTGTTGCGGCAGGGGGAGATAATTATTCTGCTTTTACAGGACGTAGTGCTTCCGCTAGAACTTCCCAGACTAAATCTTCTTTTGCAGTTTTTGAAGGTAACACAATATATGGCGAAGTTGTCGTTACTGATGAAGGATCTGGAGCTAAACCCTTTTATTTTAAAATGACAGGAACAGATGTTTTAACAAGTAGAACTTTTTTTGCAAAAGAAATAACAGTAAGCGGTACACATTTTCCTAAATATTGTGTTATACACGATAAGCATTTAGTAGTTGCTGGAGCAGCCACAGCTTTAAATACTATATTCTATAGTGGAACAAATGACATAGATGATTTTACATCGACAGGCTCTGGTAGTATTGTATTAGACGATCAAGTAGTAGGTTTAAAATCTTTCCGAGATGAATTATTTGTATTTTGTAGGAACTCTATATATAAATTACAAAATATAAATGACTCAAGTAATATAGCAATTGTTCCTGTTACAAAAAACGTAGGTTGTGTAGATGGTAAGACTATACAAGAGTTTGCAGGTGATTTGATTTTTCTTGCTCCTGATGGTTTTAGAACTATTGCAGGCACAGCACGAATTGGCGATGTAGAGTTAGGAACTATTAGTAGCTCAATACAACCATTAATAAATTCAATTGTGGGATCAAATTCTATATTTGAATACAGCAGTGTTGTACTAAGAGATAAATCGCAATACAGAATGTATTACAGCACAAGCACTTCTTCTACAACTAATTCTAAAGGTATTATAGGTACTCTTACTAAAAGAGGCTTTGAGTGGTCAGAAGTAGCAGGCATACAAGCTCCCGCGATTACTTCTGGATTTAACTATGCAAGAAACGAAAAAATATATCATGGAGATAGAGATGGGTATGTTTATAACCATGATACGGGAAATACATACAACCCTGCAGGAACATCTGTAAATATTGAAGCTGAATATCAGTCGCCTGATTTTGATTACGGAGACTTTGGTACTTTAAAAACTTTAGATCATGTTAAAGTGTCCTTACTTCCTGAAGGAGATGTATCTCCAACACTTAGAGTTCGTTTTGATTTTGATAGTTTAGATAGACTTCAACCCGGAGATGCTAATATTATTTCAGCAACTCCCTCTATTTTCGGAGACTCTGTAGCTATTTTTGGTACAAGTAAATTTGGGTCGCCTGAACAACCTTTAGTTAAGTCTACAATAGTAGGAAGCGGA